TTATAATCCATATCAGTTAATTTGCTTTGTTGTTCCTAATTTTTGTTTAGGTGTATGCAATTGAATCAATTCAGCTATTCTTTTAGGTGGGTTTTTCACTCGTTTTTGAAACGACATCAAACTTTGGCGAATCTGTCCAATTTCATTCATTGTCAAAGCCACATCATAAGTCGCATTTTCTTTTTCTGACTTACTCATTTTTGTAAAAATAGGTGTATCAATTCTTGAAAATTTTCTTCCCAAAGGAGAATTTGAATCCAAGCTATTTTGAATCAACCATACATCTTCAGCAGAATACTTCGCACCTTCATAAAGATGAACGTTTGCTATACGATTGATCTCTTCATATAATTGATAACTTATCTTCTCCATTTGTCTCTTGAAACGCCAGCATTTTTTCGTTGAGCTTCTGAGCCAATTTTTTGAATCTTCTTATATTCAGGATCATTTTTAATCAAATTATCCAAAGTAGTCTTTTCCATCATTTTTGTTTTTCCAAGTAATCCTTTGATTTGATTAAATTCAGGTGCTGTGATTCCATGAACTTCTTGTAATTCTTTAATTTGCTTATTCACCTGAACCAATAATTGACCTAAAGCAAACAAAGCATTCTGTTTCTTTTGAAAAGGACTTCGTGAATCTTCAAATAAATTAACAATTTGATTGATATCTTCAATCACTTGTTTTTTGTTCATTTGCTCTCTTTTTCATCTGAAACTTCAGATGCTTTTGGAAATCCAGGACAGGCATCCATCAAGTCATTCAAAGCTTTTTTCATTGGGTCCTTGAGTGCTTGAGCTTCTTGTCGTGCAGTTTTCTTTACTTCATTACTTCCAGTTTCTAAAGCACGTGTAATTGCATGAACTACATCTTCTGCTGAAGGTGCCTTTGCAGCGCCAACTTTCATTGGAGCATCCGCTTCATTGATTGATCTTTTTCGAGCATATGCGGGATTAACTACAGAGGCGATATCCTGATAAACTGACTTGCTATGAATTGGCATTTTTTTATTCCTTAGTTTAGATTTCAAAAGTTTGTCCAAAGACTTTAGCACTTATATTTACATAGTGACCACCATCTCTGACTAAATACTCTCCTTTTCGAAGAGTTCTTTTTTGTGTACCTGAAGCAAATTCTACATCAGGACCTGTGTATCGAGCAACTTCTCGCATTGTATCTTTTTTATGTTTCAAAGGACCACCCACATTTCCAGAATATTCTTTATTAAGTGCTGCCTTTTGTACTACTCTTGTTTGACCATCACTATCTTTAAATAAAAAGTCTCCATTTTTTGCTTTTATATTAACACTTTGGCTATTTAGTTTTTCAAGTTGACTTTTATCGCCTTTGATCATCATGTATGATTGAGTTTTCATTTTAGAAAAATTAGGTTCAACAGAAAATGTATATGGTTTTGTTTCACGAACTTTAAATTTCTTAAAAGATAGGTTTTTACAAATATTATTAAATCTTGTTGTATTTGTTTTTGGGTCTTCCTGAGTTGATCCTTCTGGTTTATTTGCTTGAGCTTTTGGACCAGGTTGTTCAACTTCAGTCAAGTTTTTTGGAACAAAACTTGAATTCACAATTGAACTAATTTTGCTCAGTAAATCGGGCGTCATAAAAATCCTCTTTATCTTATTGTAAAGTATATGGTATATTTATATATTTTTTTTCTTGACTTTTCAATTTTCATATGCTATGATCTTTAAAATAATCAATCAACTAAGGGAGACCTCATGAAAAAAGCAAGACTCGGAGCCGAAAGGGCTCTCCTTCTCCGCTCTCGCTATTCTGAGAAATTCGAAAAGATTCGAAAATATTCAAAGAAAGACCGTCAAGCAAACAAGCGGATTGACTATCGTTCTTTGTGACATTTGTAACCATGTTCACCCAAGAATTGAATCGTTTGAGAAAGTTCTTGAGTGTTCACTGGTTTGCGTAACAAGAGAAAACGACCAGCGCCCAGTGTTTTAGCAATTGATTCAAACGGTGTGTCAGAATATGCTGTGATGAAGCAAATCTCAATGTTTGGATCAAGTTCGTTTAGTTTACAAGCAGTTTCGAATCCATTGATGCCCGGTGGCATTCGCATATCTAAGACAGCAACAAGATACGGATCTTGTTCTTCGAGAGCCTTTGAAACCATTGAAATGGCTTCTTCACCTTGTTGAGCAGTATCTAAACGGAGTTTTACATTTTCTTGAATCACCTGAGAAGCACCGATGCTATCAAGAGACTGGTTGAAAGATTTGGCAACATGTGTTTCGTCATCAAAGAGTGCTGAAGCCATATTACGAAGTTCTTTGATTCCTATATCCTCTGTCCTTGAAAGGATATCCATATAGGCATCTAAGATTTTTTGCTCATCGTCTACAAGTAGAATGCGATAATTTGACATGACAGTTCTCAGTGAAAGTTTTTTAATTATTTATAAAAAAAGACTTGACATTTTTGAATCAATCTGCTATGATCTGATCATAGTCAACAATCTCTAGGAGAAGCTTATGTCAGTAAGAGATGTTCTCGGAACACTCACAGAAAAGCAATTAATTTGTGCTTTCACAGAAATCATGTTAGACCGCTTTAACAAAATTCGTAATCCTTACGGACAGACTTCAATCAAGATAGGTGAAACTGATGTGAATGACCAATTGGAATCTCTTCAAGAATTTATTTCTCATCTAAGAAAAAGAAATCCTCTCAAGAATTATTCAATCCGTCGAAGAGGACGAGGCTCACGTGTAGCTCATGAAACATATGTTGGAGAATATCAATGTTATCTACCTTTAGATAAGGCTGAACGAGTTGCCGTTTATATTGTTGAAAGGTCTAAAAGATAAATAACAGAGTGTTTTTATTTTTATAATAAGGAGAATTTTATGAAAAAATATATGTTATTTGCAATCGCAATTGCTCTATTGTCAGCCGGTTGTTCACAAGTAACTCTGCCGAATGATCCGTCAAATCCTATGGAGCGAATGCGATACAATCAGGAATTAACAGATGCCAGGCCTGAATGGACTCAACAAGGTATGTGGGAAGAAGGTGACTTTATTTACCAAGTTGGTCAATCAATGGTCTTTGATACTGAACGTGAAGCAAAAAAACACGCCTATCGTGATGCTTCTTTTCGGTTGAGTGAGTATATCACACAATCCATTGACATGGATTATTCAGAAATGAATGTTGCTCAATCTGCTAGTACAAATGTAATCAATCAAAGCTATGCAACGAAAGAGAAAAATAAGACCACCAGCCGAAGTGTGATCTCAAAAATTTCAGCATGGAGAACTTGGGTAGAACCAGTGTTTGATCAAAATGAACAACTTGGTTATTCAGCATTTGCGATGGTTCGTGTTCCGACCAAGTCTGTGAAATCTGCGACTCAACATCTTAAAAAAGCCGCAATACCAGAAGGACCCGTGGCTAATCTTGACAATCTCTAACATATGAACTATATGGCACTCGCACCTAATTCGGTATGTGTTGTCGGTAGATTTATTGAAAAGGAATCAAGAAAGTTATACGAATATTCGAATAACGATGAGGAGACGAGGTTTGAGTTTCCTCATAAAATATATGATGATGGTCATTATTATTATGGTAACGTGATGTTTTCTCGTGCAAAGGTTGTTGTTGATTCAACAGCACCTTCTTTTGAAACGTGGCTGATGCTTGACAACAGCCACCGTATTATGAATTCTAAAAAGGAGTAACATTATGTCTTTATCTTCAGTTGTTGATCAATTCAATCATGTTCGTGAGCAAAAAGGTGATGTGTTGATTGATTTACATGACCTTCAACCAGATGATGCTGACGAGGTGTTTTATTACATTGATGATGCTTTGACCGAAACTGGCTATGTTCGTGGTAATCAGGCAAAAACTGTAGGATTTGGCCCATCAAACGAAGATGAGCATGTCACCTATCTCTCTGCTGTTGTTGACTTGCTTCAGAGCGGTTACGATACACCACAATACATTTCTAATTTCTAACTCCACTGGCCAGCAACATGCTGGCCTTTACTCACCGTGTCGACAACCTATGAAATACTATATACTCGCATTCAAAGTTTTTTGTCTATTGGTGATTCTTGTGCCCTACATTCATGGTTCGATTTTTTTAAAAAAATCCCTTGACTTTTTCCGCCAATCTGATATGATCTGATCATTGAGTGAGTTTACTTTCCCCAACAACAGAGGTATCATGGGAACAAGAAGTTATATCGCTTACGAAATGAAGAATGGTATGTATTCAGGCTGCTACTGCCACTGGGATGGTTATCCTGAAGGTGTTGGCGCAACTCTCCTCAAGCATTACAATTCAGAAAATATTCGTGACCTCGTTGACCTCCAAGGCTTTTCTGCTTTAGCCGAAACAGTTGCTGAAACGAAGTCAAGTGCTTATCATGAAATGAAAGAAGTCTGTGAAACCAGAGGCGAACTTTACAGTAATATTGCTTTAGACTATGGCTGTGAATATATCTATGTTCTGTTGAATAATGGTGATTGGATCTTCTGGGACGTTGATGAAGAAATGGAAAAGAATTTAAAAGAAGTTCTTAATGAAAAAGCGTGAATCTCTCTTACCTCTGATTGGTATGATTCTGATGATTTTTGGACCTTCTTTCATCACCTTTGTGTATATGAATTTTTACTGGAGCATATAATGAAAAAGCATGTATCTTGGTCTGTTCGCAAATATCGTGAAACATTAAAGAGATTCATGGATCTTTCACTCGAAGAAGCCATGAGAATTTATACCTCTGAAGCAGCACCACTTACACCCTGTCGCAATGCCTACTGGCTTGGTTGTCGCAAAGATTTTGCAAATCCTCATGTCAAGCATTCAATTGCCTATGCTGCTTTCGAAGCTGGTCGTAAAAGAAAAGCTGAACTAGCTCAGAATTATGTGAGTGAATATTGTTTTTGATAAATAGTAAATAATTACATTTACTTTATCAAAGGAAATCAATGAAAAGTTACTCGGAGTTTATTCAAAGTGTTCATCGTGTGATGGAAGGAAAATGGGGAGGAATGGATAATGTCGCAAGACCTCAAGGAAATATTCCTACAAATAATATTGATAGACGTTATCGTGAAGCAGGTGAAGATGATGGTTTGATATATGGACCTTCTCGCAAACCAGTTCAAAATAAAAAAGAATTTGTAGAACAAATCGCAGACAAATTTGATTTAGAATATAGTCAAGTTTATGGAGTGATTCGACGCTTGGGAGAGCCTGTAGATTTTGATGTTCTTTATGATGAACTTCGAAAATTACAAAGAGGTGATTAAAAAAGTTCTTGACATTTCTGACCAGTCTGCTATGATCTGATCATTGAGTGAGTGATTGACCAACCTACAATGAGATTCGCTATGTTTCTTCGTGAACAAAAACTCCTGAAACTCGCCACCCTGATGAACCTCACCCCTGCTCAGGCAGCCTGGCTTCCCGCAGCCTTCGACAAAGCCGCAGACATGGCAGAGATGAGCCATGACCTGTTCTGCCGCCACATGGAAACCAGCCAAGAGTTGCGAGACTATATCAAAGATGGTATCGTGAGATGCTGTGGCAATGTGGCTCTTTCTGTTTACACCACACCAAAAGTTTGATTATGGCAAAGCAAAACTTTGATTATGACAAGGTTTACACCGCCGGGTGGAAGGATGCGATGGAGGAGATGGAGGAGAAGCTGAAGAAGGAGCAAAAAAACTCGGATCAATTGCAAACAATGGTTTTGCTCCTACTCGAAAAGTTAAAAGACAAAGAAAAAGCTTTATAATGTCAGAACAGCAAATAGATAATCTTACTGTAGATGTAGAACAAATTATTGAGAATGATCCACAGTTAACAAAGATTGTCACACCCACTGATGACTGGACTTATTGGGCAAAATGGATCGGCAATTTCTTTCTTATTGTTGGCACACTCCTTACCAATCTTTCATTACCACCTTTTAATTTGGTATTCACTGCTATAGGATTGACATTATGGGCAATGGTTGCTGCTAATTGGAATGACCGAAGCCTTGTTGTATTAAATGTATTCCTATTAGGTACTGTCATGATGTCATTAGGACAACACCTCAAAGAGTTTTTTCTACCATAAAAATATGGGCCCTTAGCTCAGTTGGTTAGTAGCACCCCGCTCATAACGGGATGGTCCTCGGTTCAAGTCCGAGAGGGCCCACCAAAAAAAAGTTCTTGACATTTCTGACCAGTCTGATATGATCTGATCATAGTGATTGATTATCAACCTCAGCGAGATTTGACCATGAACCTACGAAAGACAAAATACACAATCTTCGGCTACGCAAACGGACAGTTGCTCGATGTGACAGAAGTCAAAGGAATCGTAGCAGCAAGAAACATCTCATCTTTCTGGGAAAGCACAGGGCGATTCACAGAAGTAACTTTCAAACCAAGAAATTTTTCTGATAAATAGTTGCAGTAATTATATTTTATACCGTAACTTAGGAAAAATCAATGGAAATCAGTAAGAAACTCGTTCAAGACGTGAACCGTATAGTAAATGAATCAAAAGAATCAAAAGCAGTGAAATTAGAACTAAAAGATTTGATGAGTAAAGCAGGAGCAAGAATTGGGTTCTTGGTTCGTCCACAAGGAGAAAAAGCGCCTAAGAAGTATGAGGCAGTGCAAATTTTCTCACTCCGAGACGATCCAATTAAAGAGTTTTTGAAAGTGAATAAAAACTGGAAACCATCTGACATTTCGGGAATGGTAGACAAATAATTCTTGACATTTTCTGCCAGTCTGATATGATCTGATCATAGTGATTGAGACACATCAACCTCCACTGAGAGATTCATATGGCATTTGCAGATACCTCAACCTACTTTCGCACCGGTGATTCTTCAATTCTTGGTCGCTTCGATGAGAAAGAGAACGGTCATCTCTTTGAATACTCCGAGAATCGTGAGACAGAGGGCTGGGGTGCCGAGCATAAAGCCGAACTTCCCCACAAAATCTGGGTTTCAACCCCATATTTCTCCGACAACGGTCACTGCCTTGACAGCGGCTTCCGCTATGGTAGAGTCCTAAAAACCTTAGCCTATGTTGCCGTCGATGAAGACGAATTCGGTAATCCCGTTTTCGAAAAGTGGTACTTCAAGCAGAGAAGCCATTTCGAATACAACCGCAGCAGTGTTGCTGAATTCGAAGTTTCCCCCTTTTCAATAAATTAAAAAAATCCCTTGACATTTCCTGTCAGTCTGCTATGATCTGATCATAGTGAGTGATTGACAACCTCAACAAAGGTAAGTATGCAGATTCAAATTCTTTCGAAAGACCAGCATCAGCAGATGCAAGCCTTGAAAGAGAAGTATGACCAATCTCATGGATCTCCATTTGATGTAGGTTCATGTGATAGTTATTACTACCGACCCGAAGAACCAAACTATTGGAAAGGTGGTTCCAAAATCCGTGGCACACATATTTTCGAAGCTGATATGACCGCAGAGCAGATCGAAGCATATCGTGCTGGCTACGCTTACAATGAATGGATGGGCGACAAGAAAGATTGGAGATAATTATGACATACGAAAAAGATTCTTTTGACCGAGAAGACTATCTCACTGAAGAAGACTGGGAAGAACTTGCTTCTGAACATCTTGCTGAAATGATTGCTGAACGTCGCATAACTTTAACAGAGGATGAAAAATGGCTTTTATAACAAACTCTGAACTGAAGAAAGCCTGGCAAGAATTTATTCAAGATTGGGAAAATAAACCAGAAAAGGATATTCGTGAAAAACTCAAAGAAACTGAATACAAAATCAACAAAGAAGGAAAAGTCGTCAGTGATTTCAGCAAGCCCCGTCTTATTACTTCAATGGAAAAAGATGCTAATCCCACTGTCATGCGTCGAGTGAATTCAGATGGTAAAATTATCTTTACACCAGTCAGTCAACTTGCGATCAAGCTAATGTATAAGATTGGTGATAAGACAAAAGGTAAAGGCCATGGTGGTGAAAAGTCTTTCTTCACACCTCAAGAAGCCAAAAAGAGCAAAGTTGTGGTTGTTGATCAAAACTACATGATTATTCCAAACCCCTATCAATGAGGAAATATGACAAGAAAAGAAAAAAGACGTGCCTATAAACGAAAAATCGTAATTGCTCGAAAAGAAGCCAGTGTAGCAAAAATGATTAAAAAGGCCATCGAAAATAAAGAACCAACCGAAGTGATTGATCGAAAAGAAATCAATCTTCGTTCATACTATAATCTATAAATAAAAGATGACTCACGTATTACATATAACACGGGCATTGCTTAGATATAGCGGCATTCCCTACGTGGGTCGTCTTCTTTCAATAAGGAATCGTAAAATGCTTAGAAGTTTATTCATGATGGCAATTGGAGCTTTTCTCGCCATCGCATTTGTTGACCCTGTATTATTTGATGAAGTTCGTGATCAAGTCAAAGAAGTTTCAGCCGGCCTTTTCACAATCGCAAAAGAAGAACTTGATGATAAATTAGCCGAGTGATAATCGGAATGGATTGTGAGCATTCTCAACTGGGCGATTAATGATAATACTTTGATTTGTTTGATTGAGTTGAGAATTATCCACTTGACTGATTACAGGAGGCATCACTACTTGATTTCTTGAATTTTCAATACTCTCCTTCGCTTGTATCCTCTGTTCAATCTTCTGAGTACTTTCAATAAACTTCTGCATTCGCAATTCATTATTCATTGATAAAAGTTCATTGTTTCGACTTGCTGTTTGGTCTCGAATCTCCATCATCTTTGTGACTGTCTGCAGAACTCTTTCTTCCAAATCATTCATTGGTATCACAACTTCAGGATTGTTTTCAATACCTTTATAATCACCAACAACAATCTCTTCAAGTTGTGTAACAACTCTTCCTTCTGCTCCTGCTTTAGCCTTTACCGCCTCTTTACCACCTTGCCGAGCAGCAACTGATGGTACGGCGGATTGTTGATAGATAACACCACCATCCCATCGAACATCTCCACCATTCGCAATTACATCAACAACTCTACCGGCTCGTTCAGGTGTTTGTTCATTATGCCATACTGAATTTGCCATTTCTCTTGCGGCAGTTTGCCAACGATATCCTTTTAGATTCCAATCTTGCTCTTCGACAGCCGATTTTATCAAAGGCCAAGTTTTCTTAAACTTATCCATGCCGTGTTCACCTAATTGATAAATGGTGGACATCAAAACCATTTTACGAGCAGGATTTTGAATTTGATCAAAGATTGCTTTCTTTTCTGGATCTTTCATAAATTGATCAAATTCACGATTAAAACTATCACGAAGTAATTGTTCAGCTTCAGCTTCTGACTTCAACTGATGAGGATAAACCATTTCACCATTTGAATTTTCATATCCAGGTTTCACTTTCACCCATTCATTTCCTTCTTTGATGAAGTTTGAACCATAACCAAGTTGCATCATTTTTGATCCATCATCTTTCCAATACTTAGCAGGATCTTGAATTGGTGTAAGAGCGGCTGATTTTGAACCCATCTCTTCTCTTCGGATCAATTCAAGAGCATATGTCTTCACTTGTTCATCTGAAAGATTTGCTACAACAGCATCAGGTTTAATTTCTTGAATTGAAGTTTGGTCTTGTCTGCCTCCATCTTTTGATTTCGCTGGATCTACAGAAATACTTCTTTCATTTGCTTTAGAATTTATTCTTTGTCGTGGTTCTGGTTGTGCATCTGGACCACCAAGTGTTTCACCTGATATAATATTGGTCATTGATTCTGACCTGTCTTGTGTACCTAAGCCAATATTTTCTTGAACAGTTGCTGCCATATCTGCTTCAATTTGATTCATACGAAGACGTGTATCTTTTTTCTTTTGTAAAAGTTCAGCTTCAATTCTCTCAACTGTTGCTTTGGCTTTTGCCATTTCTTCATCATCAAAAAATGAACCAAATAAAGGAATTTTATTCAGTAAACTTCCTTTCTCTTCAATAGTCTCTTGAGCAGTTTGATATTCCTTTCGTGTGCTTTCTTCAAGCAATGGAGATGTAGATGCATCTTGAACAAGGTCTTGCTGTAATCTTCGAAGTCTATTTTCACTGAGTACATTACGTTTTTGATTTGCAGCAATTCGTTGTTCTTGAGGAGTTACTGTTACTTCAATATTATCTTTACCATATAACAAACCGTCTTTTTGAATTTCTACAGTTTCACCTTCTTTACCATAGATGACTTTATCAAGTTGATTGACACTATCTTGAGTGTTTACATCAGCACTCAAATTCCTTGAATCTTCACGAAAATTTTTTCTTGCCTCATCATATTCTTTGATTGCTTCGTTATATTGTTGTTCAAGTTCTCTTAATTTTTCTCTGCTATCTGGTGTGGATCCTTGAGCATTTATATTTCTTTGCTCTTTTACCTTTTCGAAAAGTTCATTCCTTTTTGTTTCGGCCGCCTGTAATCTATCATTTGAATTTTCAACATTTTCAAGTGAATTTGTCAACTCAGTTTTGGAAGTAGGATCACTTGTTTCATCGATCACTCTCAATGTTTTTTCACGAACATCATCGATTGTTTTTCCGGTCAGAATTGCCATCAGTTTTTTCCAACCTTCGGCAAAATCATCACCAATTTCACTCATTGTTTCTGCTATTTTTTCACCACCAATATAACCTGTAATCGCACCAATTACACCACCAAGAATCAATCCGATAATTGCTCCCATAGGTCCGAATAAAGCACCTGCTTTAAAACCAAGATAAGCTCCTGTGATACCCCGTAAAGCTGCACTGTATACACCTCCAGAACCTCCTAAAATTGAACCAAAAATCTTTGCTATTGGTCCCGCTTTCCAATCATCTGAATTTTTAAAATATGTCATGAATGAATCAAAAACTGTTCCAAGAATTGCTGCGCCAATCACAGCGGCTAAACCTAATTTAGCAATCGCCGCACCAATACCTAAACCAGCACCAAGAAGAGTACCTGCTTTTGCCATCAAAGCACCGATACCGGCAGCACCAAGACCTCCACCTATTAAACTCGCAAGCCAATTACCAGCTTTAAAAATCAGAAACGCATCAAGTAACTTTCTTAGAAGACCTTTTTCTTCTTTCTTTTCGTCTTTATCACCATCTAACTTGAGAAGAATTTTTGGTAAGTATTCAAGAAGATTGATGATTTTCTTTTGATTACGATTATCTTTTTGTTCAGATTCTAATTCACTTTGAGTTTGTTCACGATTTTGACTATAATTTGTAGGTTGACCACGAAAGGCATTTATACCATCTGCTAAACGAGAACCAAACTTTATAAAAGAATTTTCACGAAAACGATTCAAAAGTCGATCACGACCTTCTCTCATTGTGTCGCCGGCTATACGACCAAGTGATAGATTTTGAACAGCATATGTATTTCTTTGTGGAACAACAGCAGGTTGTTGTCCGGTAGAACCTATTACTTGATTACCTTCAAGCCGAGACCTTTGCATTGCTTGATAAGAATCTGACTTACGAAACAGACCAATGTTTTCTTTGAGAACATCGGCAAATTTATTCATTGTTTCAACAGTTTCTTCAACCTTCTTTTTGTTTATATTCGTATCATGATCTTTAAGTTCTTCAGTTTGTTTCTCAATTTCTTTACTGAAAAGTTTTGGTAATTCACTTACGACTTGTTTTAAAGATAAGTCAATTCCTTTCAAAGAAGTTGAATCATGATTTACATCAACAGTTACTTTTGAATCTGTAAGTAATGGTAAAGCCATATTAGCCTGCGTTTCTTCGTTGCTGTTCTTCTAAATGTTTCTTTTCAAGATATCCATTAAGTAAGTCTACATAAATCGCACGTTCATAAGGATACATTTGATTTAATTCTGTCAAGGAAAAATGATGATGATACATCAAATCAAAATTCAAAGTGTAATGATTCATTAAAGAATCGTTACTCATGGCGATAAAAAAAAATTTTGAAATCCTTGTATTGTAACACTCTCTTTACATTCACATCCAGTACAGATATAATTGATTTCATGTTTCAATACGGGCATTGTTTCAAAAAATTCTTGAATCATAGCAATTTGTTTTTGATTCATACTCATTACAAACTCAATCAATTCTTTTTCACTACAGTCTTCTGCTGGATAAGTATCATTCTCATCAAAAATAAGTTCAATTGAATTTGCAATTACTTTCACAAAAGAATCAAAATCATTAAGGTCGCCAAATGCTAAAGCTTCCATACTTGGATACTTCATCACTACACCAACATTATCATCTAATTGAAAACGATTGGTGTGTTTCTTTGATTTTTCAACCTTGATTGATTCAATATTAATCTTTACATTCTCTTTATGGTCGCAAGGTTGTTCTTTTGAATTGACACCATTTGGATGACGAACAATCAATTCAATTTCTTCACCTGTTGACTTTGCCCGAATGTTGAGAAAGAAGTATTCAATATCAAAAGTCGGAAGTTTAGTTACATCAATTTCAGTTTGAATGCAATTATTAATGATTTGTCTCATTGCATTCAAAACATCATCTGGTGATGTCGATTCTTGAGCCGTCAGTAAAATCTTTTCTTCTTCAACTGTGAACGGCCGATAAGTAATTTCTTTATCATTTGAAGGTAATGTCAAACGATATGTAATTCGATTCAATTTTGGTAAAAGCATTATTTCCTTTCATAATTGTTTTTCTCGATTTTCTTCGATGATTGCACGAGTGACAACAAGCACACGATTTCTTTCATCAGGACCAAGTTCTTCATATCTTTTAAGATAAGACATAAGTTGTAATTGATCTGTTGGAACATCCAGATTCGAAGCATATCCCGCTGCAGCTTGACTCTCTCGTAATTGCTGTGCTAAAGATTTACCAGCAATTCTGAATCTTTCTTCTTCTGTTGTAACTGGAGTATGTACAGTTGTTTCATGATTTGTGTGTTGTTTTGCTGCTTGAAAATTATAATAAGCATTGACACCAACTTCTTCAGGTTTAAATCCTTCTTCTAAACTAGTACGATAAACACGATTTTCATCAATCTGTTCTTGATGTAATACAGAAGCAAATGTGTGTAGATCTTGGCTTGTCATTTTTCCATCATCAGCAGCATCCATAATTGCTTGTTCTCTTCCAGTATACTGTGGATTTCCTCCTTTGTCGATTCGATCTTGTCTTTGTTGTTCAACCATGTCACGCCAAAAATTACGTGTTGGTGAGTTAAGTTCTTGTCGATAATTTTCTCGTATCTCTTCAATTTTTTTCATTTGAGCCGCATCTTTTGCGTCTTGAATTTGTTGACCGTGTTCACCCGCACGATTGAGCATTGAAATTGCGTGATTTGCGTTAATATTATTCACAACATCATTGAGAGCATTCGTTGCTTGATTCACACTAAGAGTCTGCATATTTGCTTGGTCTTCTGTTAACTCACGTTCTCTTTCTCGAAAATGAACAAATAATTCTTGGTCAAAACCTCTTCCTCTCATCGCATCCGTGATTGCTCTTGGATTTTCATATAAATTCGTACCATGAGGAATTGATAAACCATATTGGTCATTGACTATATCAAGCAGAATATTTGTTTCTCTTTCATTTAAAGGTACTGTTCCTTCTCCAACAGCAAGGCGATTAATCAAAGCAGCTTTAACTTTTTGTGTTTCTGTTTGAGGATTGTCTACATCAAACTTATTCATTTCTTCAGGAAGAGTGTGCAATACATCCTCTGGCGAATAGTTGCGATCCTCATTTAATAAAAGGTCTTGAAGTTTATCACTCACCTCACTATTTTCTAGTTGAACATGTGCCATGTTTCGTAAATGTTGTTCTTCAGCCCATTCTGCTTTTTGTGTAGCAAAGTCACGAATGTCTGGGCCGCCCTCGTCATATAATGTTTTAGCGTATTGTTCTAATACTTGTGGATTTGGATCATTTACAATTGATGCGGGAACTGGATGCATGCCATCAGCTTTTGAAGGAGCCATAATTGTTTCAGGACCCACATTACTTCTTGAGTTACCGTATCCAGCAAGTTCATTGATTGCTTCGTTATATAGTTCAAGTTCTGTTTTCTTTTCTGGATTTGGTTTTGTGATCACATGATTTACACCAGGGCCTGGACTTACTATAATCTCATCTGGTAATGAATCATTATCTTCTTTTAGACGGTCATATATTTCCTCAAAAGTTTGATGTTTACGGTCAGGATTACCGGTCGGTGTCATACCTGCAGGTAAAGTACGATTGAATTGATCAATCACATCTTGATTTGTAATATTATCTGCCATATATCTTGAGAAAGATTCCATATCAAAATTTCCTTCATCATCAGTAAATTCGCCACGGTCAGGAACATCTACAACTCCTAAACTTATTTTTGCTCTTCTTTCTGCAAATTCTTCGTCAGTCTCACCAGGATATCTTCGATGGTCATAATTAGGATTTTCAATCGCATAACCATTTTCATCAGTAATGTATAGAGATGTTTCTTGATTTCTTTCTATATCTTCTAATTGACTTTCAATTTCTTCTTGAAGTGTCTCGGAATCAATAGTTAATTTTTCTCTTGTATATTCAAACCATTGTTCAATTGCCTCATTACGAATTTCTTGTTCTGACTGCCATTCTGGATTTTGTGACCAACGCATTGAATCTTCATCATATACCCATTTAGGAGGATTTCGACTCTCAATAGTTGTGATAATATTATCTAGTTCAGCTTCATTGATCGCATTAAAATTATCACCTCTTACTCTTCGAAAATCTTCTGCTGTTGGGGATTCCATAGTAGGGTGGTCAAAATAATCAAATGATGCCGCTTTATAAAAGTCATCTCTTTGTTTATAATAATCTTCAACATTGAACATTTTCGAATCGGTAGAAGTATCTGCTCCTTGAGCGCCAAAATTCAGGCTAGGATCTTTTGTAGGATCATAAAAAGGAGCTTCTGGTTGTGGTTTGTTCACAAAAGGAAGATTATATCGTTCTTCAAGCTGATTAATATTGGCAAAACGAGGATCAATCGGAACACTCAAATCAATCTTATTTCGTTTAGGATTCTCGTAATCAATTTTTTCATAAGTGAATCCAACTGTGATTTTAGTTCTCTCGTTGGCCGCTTCATGTTTGAATTCAATTGCGGTCACACTTTTAGGATAACAATTTCCTAATGATACTTTATAGTTAACAAATCCTTTAGTAGTATCAGCGATCATATTATCAAAATTTGAATTCTTCGAGAAGTCAACTCCCACATTATTCAATTGATAGATATCAATATCTGTAACGTATTGATCATGAAAAGAAAAATAGCCTGTATTTTTGCTATGAATTTGATTCATCCAATTCATAAAGAAATCATATAGGTAGTAATCTTTATCAACAATCATGGTGATTGCTATATCACCATCACCGTAATTTGTTCCGATTGGAGCTTCGAACTTAAAACCGTTCGCATACACATGAGGATCTGTATTGATTCCTCTCATTGGTATTGTGATATTTTCAGAATAAAAGTAAATATTCTTTAAAGCTTGCGAGGCGCCAGGTAAATCTGCAGTTGTTAAGTCCCAAGCTTTCTTAACTAAATTAGTACGGTCACTTGATTCATTTCTTATTTTAGGCAAATCAAAATAAAACTTTGAGAGTTGATTGACTCCACTAATTTTATTTCTTAAATTCTGTATAGTAAAAGGTGTAGTTTCAGTTCCATATTCCCAAGGAGCTGGAGTTCCTACAGCTCCAGTTTTTTCATATCGATCTTTTAGTTGATTTTGAGCTGCATAATACCTTTGGTCATTTAGTGATTGAACTGCCATTACCTTATTCTCCTACGAAACCCTGTTTGTCTTGCCTTGCGTAAAGAGTCTGACCAAACTGCTCCAGAACTTCTCTTTTGAAAACTTTCGAGTGGTAAAAAGATTGTGCGAATCCATTCTTCTGGTGGAATCTCAATCATTTGACCACGAACATTTGAAATCAAATATCTTTTGATACAGGGCATCACTTCACGATATTGTGATGCTGCTTGTAGAGTACGGTATTGTAAATCCAAATGACTACCATAAGAAGTTTTACGCATCATATTATCCAACAATCGTGTCAGAAGAGTAGCCCTTGCACGAAGAGGTAGATAATGTAAGTTGATGCCAAGAAAACCATTATTGTACATAGACAATACAAAAGCAACAGGAAACGCATCATAGTATGGTAATGTCCTCTTGTATTTTGGATCATAGAACCAGCAGTATAAAGAACCTGGTCGTATTTGAGATCCACGAAAAATGCGATATTCTTTATTTTGATGATAGAAACTGTTCGGTCTTTCACGAACTCCCATCACTCGCATTGTGGGATATAATACCTGATTGATCTTCTCACGAAACCATTTCTTTGTGTCACTCAGATTTGTTTTCGTTCGACTGTCACTTTTTATAATATCATTTGTTTGCTGGTCAATTGACCTTAGATCTTTTTGTTCCTCTGGTTGTTCCTCACCCTCAGTTTCTTCGACATCATTCTCGTCTTCATTCAGTAATATCACATAAGTCCTAATAAAAATGGTTTACCTTCATTCTTTCCTAATCGTTCAAAACGAAAACCCATCAACATGTTTGCTATTTCTTCACTTTCTGTTGAACAATAAATGGTAGCGCCACGTCCAGAACGAATGCCTAACAAACGATTTAACAAATGATGCGGTAAAAGCTTACCTCGTTCTTCTTCAGCAACTTCAATATTACCTAATTCAAAAATAAATTCAT